GATGGTCGGGGGGCAGGGGTGGGGAGGCGTGGCAGCATAAGACCAAGATCCGAAGTGGGAGGGAAGGTTCTTGCCAAAGTATGAGAAAGCACGTCTGAGGGCGGATGAACGAAAAAGGTGAAAATGTCTGACCGAATGAAGGCATTAGAACTGCTTGGTCGCCATCTTGGAATGTTTAAGGATAATCTGAATGCAAAAGTGCAGGTAGGGGTTACGATTGTCGATGATGTTGACGAACCGGATTAAGATATCTTCCGTCATCACGCCTCATTTCAAACGATTTTGGGTGACATCGAAACGTAAGCAGCATCTGCGATATGTTTTGAAAGGTGGCCGCGGATCAGGTAAGTCCTTTCACATATCTTTACGAATTGTATCGGACATTATGGAATATCCCGTTTCCGCTCTCATCATGCGGAAAGTACAAAACACGGTTCAGAAATCTGTATTCCAGCAAATCAAGCAAGCAACAAAGGTCCTTGGAGTAGAGCACCTTTTCCGATTCATACCAAGCAAGCTGGAAATAACCTATAAGCAGCGTGGGAACAAAATTTATTTCACTGGCGCAGATGATCCGGATAAAATCAAATCCATTAAGGATGCTGAGTTCCCGGTCGCGATATTGTGGATTGAAGAGTTGGCGGAGTTCAAGGACGAAGACGAAGTCACGACCATTGAAAACTCCGGGTTTCGTAAAGAGTTGAAAGGAAAGATTGAGTCCGAGGAAAAACGACGCAAGGAGCAATACGGATTCGATTATTCCTTTTACTACTCCTACAATCCACCGAAGAGGAAACAGAATTGGTGCAACAAGAAATTCGAGTCGCATTTCGTTGACGATAATACCTTTGTGGACCATTCGACATATCTGGACAACCCGTTCTTGTCATCGAAATTTGTGCAAGAAGCCGAGAATGTCCAACGAAAGAACGAACAAAAGTATGAGTGGGAATACCTCGGCAAACCAATCGGCAGCGGTATTGTTCCATTCACCAACCTTGCGTTCCGGACTATTACCGATGAGGAAATCGCGACATTTGATAACATCCGGCAAGGGATTGACTGGGGTTATGGTGCGGATCCACTGGCCTTCGTTCGCTGGCATTACGACAAGACGCGCAGGCGTCTTTTTTGTTTGGATGAGATTTACGGTGTCAAATTATCGAATCGGTATGTTGCAGAGGAATTGATTCAGCGTGGGTACCACTGGACGACCACGATTGCGGATAGCGCTGAGCCGAAATCCATCGATGAATTGAGCAATGACTTTGGCGTTGATATCAAAGGTGCTAAGAAGGGCCCTGGCTCCGTGGAATACGGCGAGAAGTGGCTCGATGACCTAGAGGAAATCGTCATTGACCCGCAACGCACCCCGAACACTGCGAAAGAATTTGAGGATATAGACTATGCAACCGACCGCGACGGAAACTTGAAAAACCGTTTAGAGGACCGCGCGAACCACGCCATTGACAGCACACGATATGCCTGCGAGGACGATATGCAGGGCGGCGAACTGGACGAACACGTCATGCTGCCTGAGATTGGCGGACTTACGATAAGGAGGTGAGAAACCTGAAATGGTATCAACGAGTCATCTATAGAGCGGCTATGGCTGTATTGCCTGCCAGTGTGAAAGCGCAGATGATGGGCGTCGGACGCTTAACGGTACCGAAGAATGCGAACCCATGGAACATCTTCAACTGGCTGCCGAAGAAGTACCAGACCGCGCACAACATCGACCTGACGAAGTTGCAGAACTATACGGCGGAAGAGTTGCTTGAGCTCCTGGTCAGCGTGCATCCGGACGTGTCACATGCTCTGCACACCTATCTACGCATGGGTGAAACAAAGCTGTCGTTTACCGCCGACAACGACCGAGCTCAAGCGGTCCTCGATGGTCTGGTGGATATGTTCAGTAAGCCTCTACCGTCACCTGGCTACCAGCATGGACGAAGCCTTGACAAACTTGATGGCGTCCAGCGTCTGATGGTGATGGTCCGCGGGGCGTGTGCGGGTGAAATTGTACTCAATGACCAGGTCAACGACGTGGTGGACATTGTGCCGGTTGACCCGATGCTTATTTGGTTCCGTCGCCATCCCGATACTCAGCGTTTGGAACCTTGGCAATTTGTGCGATTCCCACGGATGCGGCCGGGTGAGGAATGGTTCGGGCAGTACAAGAAGATTGACACTCCAACGTTCATTTACGAAGAGTTGGATCCGTTTGTGGATGACCCATACGGTCGAAGTCCTATCCTGCCAGTGTTGCAAGTCGTGTTCTTTCACATTCAGGTGCTGCAGGACATCAAAGCCGTGGTCCATAACCAAGGGTACCGCAGGAAGGACGTGAAGATCCTTGAACCGGTCATCCTAAAAAACATGCCAGCCCAGTTCAAGAACGATCCCAACGCACAACGGAGTTGGTTAGCTAGCAAATATGCTGAATACCAAATAGCCTTCCAGAATCTCAATCCAGATGACGCGTTTATTCACTGGGATAGCGTAGAGATTGGGTATATGCAGGGTGGAAACACGGGGCCCATGATTGACGTCACGAAGCTCATCAATGTGATTGACACGCAGCTCGCCACGTCACTCAAAACCTTGCTCACTCTGCTATCTCGCCACCAGGGAAGCACCGAGACCTACAGCTCCGTAGACACGCAAATATATATCAAGACCGTCGAGTCCGCGCGAAGTGTTACGAAACGATTCTGGTCGCGGGCTTTTGCTTTGGCTGCACGAGTACGTGGTGTTCAAACTTCGGTTGATGCAGACTACGCGCCGATTGACCTACGGACCGAGAATGAGCAACAGGCCGATATTTCCTCGCGCCTCGAGAACTTGGAGTCTGCGGAGTCGAACTTCTATGTCACTCCGGAAGAAGCGGCCAGAGAAGCACGGTTGGCGATGGGACTTGACCCGGATATTCCGGACGAGTTGGTGGATAAGCTTGGAGCGAAACACGAAACTCCCAGAACACCGATTCAAGAGGATCCCGCGACGACTCCACCAACGCCACCCGCACCAGAATCATCGGACACGGAACTTGAAGAACCGGATCCGGCAGCCAACAGTCGGGTAAAACTGAACGCTCAACCTGCTTTCCAACCTGACCAGAAAACACAGAAGCAGGCTGAGGAAGAGTTCATCATCTGGTACCTGTCATTCATGCGTCACGTCCGGGACCAAGCGAAGCATGCCATCACGCTTGCATCGTTGAAGGCCGCCCTTTACATGAACTTAGGAGTATCTGAGCAACTTCGTCGTGGGCTCTATCAGCTCTACCGTGATTCGTATGTTGCTTCCTACAATCAGCGCGCTGTGAAAATTGGAACGCAAACCATTCGTTTCCCGGACCCGCAAACGTCCATTGAGTTGAGCATGCAGGCCAGCAGTGTCATTTCTGGCATCAACCAGACCTACGACCGCGAAATGGAAAGTGCGTTCCAAGAGGCGGTTGCGACAACTGAAAACCTCAGCGCCGAGGAACAACTCGGCAAGGTAAAAGACATCATGGACCAGTGGGCGAATGAGCGCATGGATTACAAATCCACGCAGATTTCTCAGCACGAAGCTCTCGACACCTACCACCAAGGGATGTTCGCGCACGATACGGTTCACGCCCCAGAAACGATGTACGGCGTGACTCCGGGTGATTCCGACCACGAAGCCTGCATCGTTGTTATCGACGGTGCACCTTACACCCTGAGTCAAGCAAGGTCGACGCCATTGCCCCTTCATCCAAACTGTCCGCATCACTATGTCCCGTTGGACTAGAAAAGGAGGTGAGAAAAAAACGAAACCGACACCCGAACAGTTAGTGAAAATTAACCAACTTGCCAAGTCGCCTCTGACGGAAGACCAGGTGTATGTGTTCAACTCCAAGTTGATTGGTGACAAGCCGATTCCGCAACGGTTCCAGCGTGTTACCCCTAACTTCCTGCAGAAGATGTCGCAGCAGGTTAAACAAGGGGTGTCTCTGCTCATCGACCACCCGTGGGCATCTGGCGGATTCTTAGGTGGCTCTCGCGTGTCCATTCCGTATGGTCGCACGTTTGATGGGAGTCTTCAAAACGAGCCAGACGGTGAACTCGCCTTGTACGCAGACCACTATATCGTCAAGGATCGCTCATTCAGCGGCATCAACCCGAATGACTTCATCAACACGGTTGGTGGCGGGACGGAGTTTGATACATCCGTTGGGTATGGTGTTACGAAGTCCATCTGTTCTATTGACGGCCTTGATTATTTCGGCGGCCAGTGTCCACATTTTCGTGGGGAGAACTACGATGGACAAGTTTGTGTTGTCAACCAAGACGATGGGTACCTGATGGAGAACAGTTTGGTATTCGACGGAGCTTATCCCGGTGCCGGGGTGGTAGCCGCTAGTCAAACGGCTATCGCGAACAAAGAAAGCGCGGAAGGCATGATGGTTTTAACCGAGGACGAAGCGGTGTTGAAAAACGCTGACAGAGTCCTCTTTACTTTTAGCCAAAAACGAGGTCTGCAGACATATGCACAAGTCGCAAAGTCGGCAGTGTCCTCGGAACCCAAAGGAGTTGATTCAGTGGACGAATTACAAAAAGCACAACAACAGTTGGCTACCGCGAACGCTTCCTTGTCAAATGTCAATGGCATCTTAGCCAAGGTCCGCGAGGATCTCGGAGTCACATCCGACGACGCCATCAACGGTGTTGTCACGAGTCTCAAGACCAAAGCGAAACTCGGCGAACAGAATCCGA